AACATTCTTAGCACTTCTACTTATGTTCGTATGGTATGTAGCCAAAGCAAAGTATGCATCTACTCCAACCGCTGTTTGGTCGTCTGCCCAAGCCCCTACTTCTTCAAATGTGTTAAAGAATACTTGGGTAGTTCTTTTATTGATTATCCCTACTGCGCAATACAAACCTCCTTGCGCTACTACCCTATTAAAAAAATCTATCCTGTTCATGGCTGTACCTAAAAATGGAGGTAAAAAAAGGGGCGGTGCTATCCGCCCCTTCTACTGGCAAAATGCTTAGTCAGCCCATTCAGCCAATGTGCTTTCAAGGTCAGTAGGGTTAGCTATTGTAACCGATGGTTTCTTCTCTCTTACTACAGGTTCAGATACTGGGGTATCTTTAAACAAGCCTTGAGGTACTGGCTTAGGTGCAGGAGCGGGTTGCTCTTCTTTGCGTGAGGATGAGAAGCTGGTAGTAATAGCTTGGATAGCTTCTATTGATGAGCCCTTCTCAAGCACTGCTTCAATCTCTGCTTCTTCCAAAGGACGTACTGCACGGAATACCATCTTAGGCGTTGCAGAATCCGTATCAAATCGAAGCTCGGTTACTACATCAGTGACGTTCATACCATGACCAGCTAGTTGCTTGGCATACTGGAAGAGAGGCATCTTACCGTTCTCACCTTTACCGAAGAGAGACGTTGCCGCAAGAGATAACTCGTACACATCTCCGTGCATATCGTTTTCAAGTAAAACCGCCAGTCGATGGTTAAAGCGGCAAGCTCTACTAGTACCTTGACCAGACCCAGCGATGTTCATTGAGCAGGTAGCGCAGTTGTGGTTTTTAGGGCTTTCAATAGAGGGGCTCGGTGATTCACCGTCTGCACTCCAGCAATCTGGAGAAGAGACTACACCTTCTTGGTATGTACCGCCGTAATACTGGCGAGATGTTTTAGGAGCCGCTGCCGCAATGATGATATTCATTGCACGGTCTTCGTTCTTAGCAACCTCTTGACCGCCAACGGTTAAGCGGAAAATATTACCTCTTACTGAAATACGGCGAGCGTCTGATGAGCCACCCATAAGTGCTTTAGTTGTCTCACTCAATTCTCTTTTTGCAATGTGTGCTGGAATTGATGCGCCTGTTGTGAATAAACTCATTTCGTTAGCCATGTGTATGTGCCCCTTTTAATTTAACAATTATGGTTTTTTTGGTGATTAGTGCTTCTATTTCTTTAGCACTTAATAGATATTCATTACCTCTACGGTAAGAACTTAGTTTACCTGTATTTCGCAATTTAGAAACATACTGCCTAGAGCAGTTTAGTATTCCCATTACTTGGCGAGTTGTCAAATATACTTCTTCATCATCTTGCGATTCCATATCATTTCCTTCTAACGGTTATGGCATATCTACTATCAATATTCATGCCTGGAGGCATGAGATTAGGGTTTTCTTCTAAAAAGGATTTCATGTTTGTCTGATGCACTCGTTGCTCGAGTAATTCAAACGCATCGTTCTCCTTAATAAAGTTTTTCATACTGTTCCAATCGCTTGTCCAGTATCGTGTTTTAACTGTCCGTGTTACCGTACCTGCTGAGGTCTTAAGTCCGTCTGTCCCCGTCTCTTTACATAGCTCGAGTAGAGCTTGTTGTACTACATCTTGTTGCTGTTTAATTCTATCGTCTGCTTCATCAAACTCTCGTTGCAGTTGTTGCCTTGCATCTCGCATCTTTATGTAAGCCTTGACGAGTTGTTCTACATTTAATGTGCCCATGTGATTCCTCGTATCTTTCTTTGAAAGAGATTATATTGTACACCATTGTAACCCCCATGTCAACTGATGACATCTTTATATAAATCTAATAACTTAGTCTGAGCCGCGCCTTTATCTTCTAATACGTTTAAGACTTTCTTCTCTACGGGTGAGCCTACAAGATGCACCACGCTACATCTGTTTACTTGCCCTGCACGGTGAATACGCGCATTGGCTTGCTTATAGGTTTCCAGTGAAAGCGTTACGCCCCACCACACAATCGTATTAGCCGCGTGCAAAGTTACCCCATGCGCCGCCGCTTGCGGCTGGATAACCAGAACCTGTGGGTTAGGTGAAGTCTGGAATGCATTAAATATCTCAGAGCGTTTGTTTGCATTAACGCCGCCATGGATAACACCCACGTTGTACCCAGCGTCAAGAAGTACCCTCTCTACTATCTCTATGGTGTGCTTAAACTGCACAAACACAATCGTCTTGTGCGATGTCTCTTCTACTATACTCAGTAGCTCTGCCGAACGCGCCTTCACATCAAACTCAATCACTTCTCCAGTATCCGAATACACCGCCCCAGATGAAAGTTGCAATAGTTTGTTTAAAGCAACCGCCGCATTAGCCGCAGTAATCTCTTCACCTGCCGCTTGCATGAGCATCTCTTTCTTGAGCATCTTGTAATACTTTTCTTGCTGGGGTGATAGCGGTACATCTCTTGTCTGATACGTTAGCTCTGGCAGGTCTAGGCATTCTTCTTTAGTAAACCGTATCGCAGGTTGCATGAACCTATGCACTATCTGCTCTGCATCGGGGCGGTTCTTAAATGTAAACTGTGACGTGCGTATCTGTACCATATCTCGGAACGCATTAAACGCTCTAGGTGTGTGTTTAGGGTTAGCGATTTTAATCAGTCCATACGCATCTACTGGTGACTGCGCCGCAGGTGTACCCGTTAACATCCAGAGCCATGTGTCTGCAGTAACTAATCGGTTCATAGTTTTCCATCTGCGAGTCGAGACGTTTTTTAAATGCGTAGCTTCGTCTACTACAATCAAATCGAACCCGCCTTCAGCAATTTCTTTCTCTACAATCTCAACGCCATCGAAGTTAATAATGACTATCTCTGCACTACTCTTAATTATCTGAGCACGCTTCTCCCTACTACCATGTGCAATCTCAACTGAGCGATGCATGGCTGTTTTAAATAAATCTTTACGCCATGCCGCATCCATAATAGATAGTGGGCAAACCACAAGCATACGGCGTATAACACCTATATTCATTAGGTAGTCAGCCGCCCAGATAACAGAGTTAGTTTTCCCCGTACCCATTTCGTTTAAACAAAAGGCTTTACGATTAAGCGTTAGAAACTCTGACGTTACCCGCTGGTGGTCAAAGGGTTTGTACATCCCTGTCCATGTGTACTGTGTGCGAATAGGTGAGGGTACGTTCTTAATACCTATGTTGTTTAGTATATGCGCTTCACCTAATCCAAAGTTTACCCATACATCTGCTGTACCAAAATCAATATCTTTAATTTTACTTTTTGTAATCACGCCCGTAATAGCATCGGGGTTTGTAGTCTTGATAGACAAGACCTTATCTTGTATTACTTGTATTTCCATTGTCACTCCTTACAGCCCCTTAAGGGGGCGAATCATTTATCTTCTAATACTTCAAATAACTGAGGTTTGTTTTTATCTTTATTAAAGTACCATGCTCTTATTTTGTTTAGGCACATCTTCCGTTCACTAATACGCGTTCTAATAGACATCGTGCATAGAGCGTCTAAGTGACGCTCTACTAAGCTCTCAGGTAAACCAGACTCCGTTGCAATAATCTGCACTGACTTTACGGATACTTCCATATTATTTCTTCTTAGGTTTAGCTTTCTTTGGTGGCTCGTTCTTCTTCATAGTATGGTCACTGTTGCGTTGAAATGAGCGGTTCACTTCTGGGTCTCTAAGACGCAGGTTGTCTTTACCGTTACCCGCTTTAACACCTTTGATATGGTCAATGTCTTTCCCATTACGGCTAATACCCGCTTTATCATATGCACGGCGAGCACGTTGTCTTTCCATTCTAGCTTCATGCGCCCCAGGGCGTAGCTTCTCTAATTCATACTCTCGTTTAATGTTACGGTCTTTCTTATCTTTGTAGGGCATTACCCCTCCTTATAGTTACCATTATGGATGCACCGTGTAGCCTGACACCACTTTTTGCATAGTCCGTTAGGGATAGGATTAAATACACCCGTCTCGTAGGCTACTGACCGTTGCGCTAATACAGGTGCTAGTTTATCAAAGATACCCAGTTTATTCTCATATGTATATTCTTCTTTTACCATCTCGTTAGCTACTACGAATAGTAGCATCCCTTTGATAGTCTCAACATACGGGAACTCTAGGAACACCGCCGCCGCTAGTAGTGCTAGTTGCTTAGTGTCTGCATACTTTGCTGACTTGCCTGTTTTATAATCCACAATATACGCTTTCTTAGCATCTGCGTCTACGATGACAAGGTCTGCAATGCCACGCCAGTACCTATTAGGTGCTTCATAATCACAGAACTCATACCCAGTACCTACCTTTGCCACTGCAAGTTTATATTCACAAAGCTTTCTGCCTTTGATGTTATTGATAGTATCAAGGAACTTCTTAACAAATATAAACCGCTCTGGTAATGCCTCACCTTTACCTATGTAGTTCTCCGCCGCAAGATGTAAGTCTTTTCCATACAGCGTAGCTGAGGTATCTGCAAAGGGTATGTACTTTAAAACATGGTGTGCTTCGTACTGCTTAGGGCAGGTAATAAACCTACTCAGTGAACTATAAGTAAAACTAGGTACATTCATTCTTGTTTATCCATCTTAAGTAAGCCTTCTCGGGCGAAGAAGCGGCGCACGCTATAGAATCCCACTCCGTGTAGCAAACCCACAAACTACCGATTTTTCTTATTCTCGGCTTCAAATATGTCAGCGCAATCTCTGTCACACCATCTCCTCTTATACCCTATGAATTCTCCACACGTCCAGCAAAGTCCGGTGGGGTTAGTTGTATCTATATTTGCAGCTTCTCTGCAAATAACTGCGATAAGTTTATCTCGCATCATCTCCTCATGCAGTGACGCGAGGTCTGTGTTTCCGTCTTCTATTGCCATATTTATCTTGGGTTATGTATCAATACTAAACGATTTAAGTACCACTGTGCTTTCTGTAAGTCTTCATATGCTTTACCTTTATGTTGGTAACGCCATATATATTTAAACGCATTACCTCTTAGATACCCAATAAACTCTTCGGGCGTAAGCATCGCTTCCATTGCATCAATACATTCTATTTTACCATTTTTGTAATGCGAAGGCTCGTTAACCATGTCTTCTTTTTTAGCTTCGTGTACTGAGTCGCCCATGTATAATTGTCCTTGTGTGTATGCATCATAAATTGTTTTGGGTTTGTCGTTCATAGTGTTAGCTCCCAGCCTGTTGGCTTTATTAAATGTTGTTGTAAAAACTTTCTACACATCTTATTATCTAGTGAACTAACGTCCCTGCGTTTGCGTCTTTGCAAGCTGTCTTGTACCCCTGCTACTACTGCACACTTCTTGCATATCGTACTTTCTGTTTTAAACGCTACCTCATCTTTAACCAGATTACATACCTCACATAGTCTATTCATACTCAAGCTCCTTGAAGATATTTGGTGCAAT